CGGCAAATGCCACCGAACGCGCCAAGATGAATCTGAGATGATCGGCGCTCGCCACAACGTTCAATGGACCGATCCGGCTGAGAGGACATTTCAGAGGGAAGAGAAAGGAAAGGCAGCGTGACTCCAGATGAGCGAATTGCCGCCTATCAGGACGCTTATTTCGCGGCGAACGATAAAACCATTGGCGTCAGCTTCGAACGGGGCTGGTATAAAGTTGGCTGGCCATCACGCAAATACCGAGCGTCGCAAATAGATGAAATGACCGCGACCCTTCGCGGCAGGGCCAGGGAGCGCGCATGAAAGCCGCCCCTCACTCAGTCCCCGTCGAAGCCCAGCGCCCAACCCATGCGGAGCTATCATCCGAACGACCATCGCTTGTCCGGCTCGCACCCATGTTCACGCATAGAGTCCACAAGCCTCCGGTTGCGAGAGGGCATAGGTGTTTTATGCTCGGCAGGGAGAGTTGGAGATGATCCTGGAGCTAATCCCGCTCTCGTGCTTCGCATCGAACCGCAATCTCCGTTGCGTTTCGACCAAAGGCTTCGATCGGGGCTAGGGCGCAATGTATAAGCTCATATCATTTCTCTGGGCCGGATGCTGGCACCGTTGGGAGCCTGTGAGCGTGCGCCGTCTCACAGACCCCTACGGAGGGATCGGAACGAGATACATCGCGCGATGCGCCAAGTGCGGCACGATGAAATGGTGGGACGTGCTGTGAAAGCCTACACCGTCGCCTCTCTTGCCGCCGAATGGCAATGTTCCGAAGGCACGATCCGCAACGCCATCGCGGACGGTGAGCTTGGTTGCTTCCGGCTCGGCACGCTTATACGCATACCCGCCGAGGAGGTCCGACGCTTCGAGTGCCAGAATATACCGTCCAGCGGCTCAGAGGCGGATTCGCCATCGTCTGGCGCGACCAAGGAAAGCGAAGGCGGTTCACGCTCGACTCTGCCGATCGCTCCTCAGCGGAAGCGGAGGCGCGGGCTTGGTGGTCACGAGAGACCGACACCGCAAAGACAGGGGAATTATATAGATGACTCCCTTTCGCTCTAGTCATCGCGCTTCGCTTTGCGGGCCAATTTGCGCTTCGTTTTCTTCGCGGCGAGGCCCTTATCCACAGGCCGATAGGACAGCACCTTGTCGGTCACGGCGTCTAGGATGCGCTTGATGGCTTCGCTCATGCGAAATACTCCTGCATCCGCTCTGCATCGTCGGGAGCACCGCAGGTCCGGCATTCTTCCGGACATGTCGTGTCCTCATCCGCATGAAACGACGCGACAAGAATTTCCCCGCAGAAGTTGCACCAAATCCCATCGTCGTTCGTGGTCGCCCAATCAGGGCAGTCAATGTCGTAGATGCTCCACTCGGTCATGCGATCAACTCCGCATAGGTGAGGCGGCGGCCAATCGCCGCGTCGAACATGCTGGCGAGCCGCTGCAACGTGTGTCGCGAAACGTCCCCGTCATTGAGGCGGAACGCAAACTCGCCAACGTAGCGGTTCAGATGCTTGGCGCTGACATGGTGATAGGTGCCGATCAGTCCGCGCTTGAGGACCGCAAAGACACTTTCCACGCCGTTCGTTGTCACGCCGTCGCGGACGTATTCGCCGAGGCCGTGGTTGATGCTCCGCTGGCGGTAATAGAGGCCGTTGAGCGGACGATAAACAGCCGCTTCGTCGGTGTGCAGCTCCGCCCCAACATCAACGGCGTGGCGGATGAAGCTGTAAACGCTGCGAGCGGTCGTTTCCCTGACGGCCTTTGCGACCAGCCTTCCGCCGCGCTCGCGAGCGGCGAGGACCGGCGTTTTGCCGATGGAGCCGCGCCCCAAGCCCTTGCGCTTATGCTCGTGCCGGTTGGCTTCACGTCCGCCGACATAGGTTTCGTCGCACTCGACAATTCCGGCCAGCGTCGTGGGGTCGTTGCCGCAAGCCTCGCGCAGCCGCTGGAGCATGAACCAGGCCGACTTTTGCGTGACGCCAATCTGCTTGGCGAGTTGAAGGCTGCTGATGCCCTTCCGCGCCGTGACCAGCAGATACATGGCGTAGAGCCACTTATGGAGCGGTATTTTAGACCGCTCGAAGATGGTTCCGGTGCGAACGGTGAAGTCGGTCAGGCAAGCGTTGCAGCGGTAGAAACCGCCCTTGCGGGTGCCGATGCGCTCGGCTTCGTTGCAAGCCGGACAGACAGCCCCATCGGGCCAACGCCGCGCCTCGAAGTATTCCCGCGCCGTCTCGGCGTCAGGGAACATCTGGAAAAGCTCGAAGGTGCTGATTGTGCTCTTGCTCATGGCTTAGGCCGCCTTCTGCTGGCGAACATGCGAGATCAAACGCTTGCCAATCCATTCGGCATAGGCGGGCGGAATCGCTTCGCTCATTTGCTGCATAGTGGCCCACGGCATTTGCATCGCTTCGCGAGCGAGCGCTGGCTTATCATAGCCTTCAAAGTCTCGCGTCCGGCGCCCGCCGTGTTTTGCGGAACGGCAACGAACATGGCCGCCATAAACGCCGATCACCGGCTCTTTGTGATCACATTCCATCTGCGGCAGGAAGAAACTGCTTTCAAACCAACGGTGCCGTTGAAGCTGAAAGCCAGAAGCGCCGAGGCCGAACATCGAACCGCAAAGCAAAATGGGGCGCTCAAGATGCGCCTTGGCTCCATCCACATTCTCAATGATGTAGGGAAGGCCGGAAGCGCGGAGCATCGTGCGGGTCGCCGGGATAAGGTTCGGATGCTCCTTGGTCCCCGGCGCGTGCCGCAATTCAGTGGCAAACTGACACGGCGGACTGGCGTGAATCGCGTCAAAGCGAGACAGGAACGCAGAGTCCAGCCCCAAAACGTCAGCTTGGACGAACTCAAAGGGGTAGCGGGGCTGCGGTTTCAGATCGACCCCAACAACCTCAAAGCCCGCCAGGTGGTAGCCCATTCCGGCCCCGCCAGCGCAACAGAACAAATCGAGCAACAACGGCTTATCCACGTTCATTCAACTCCTTCAAAATCACAAGGTTATCCCCATGACAAGAAGATATCTACCCGAAGGCGTTTCGGGAGTCAAGTATATAATTCCCTTTCGAATGCGAGGCCCGAGACTATCACGCTGACCAAGCCGCCATGCGAGCTGCCGACCATTCTACCAGTGTTAGTAGTGATCGAGATTCTGGAGCTTGATCCCGCTTTCGCCCTTACGGGTCGAGCCCCTACGGGTCTCGCCGCTTCGCGCATCAATCGGGGCTATTGCAACCACCGCCAGCATGTGCTACGCAAAGGGCGGTTGCGGCGGTGTGGATAGACACACTTCGCGCCGGTCTGAGGCTTCAATACCTCCGGCCACAACCGAACGGGACGGCACAGGTAAAGAATGTGTCTGGCGCTGGTACGGCCCGCTCGGCAAGGTGGAACAACCGGACTGTCACTTGGCCTGTGATGACTGACGCGAGACAGGTAAGGCAGACGGCCAGACTACAATGCCAGCCGGTGTAAGTCCGGCCCGCAACCTACTTCCTAGCCAATCTCCACAGCGCTTTGCTAAGCTCTATCGCCTGTTCAGGGTCCAGGTTTATTCCAAGCGATCCCCCACAAGCCCAGATACTCAACCTTACTTGTGGGGAGCGAGGATCGGAACCGACAACGATCTGCTTGCCGTCCTCGAATTGGATGATCTTCATGGGGCACATCCTCGCGTTGCGAGGACCGCGTGCTCACCCTTCGGGCCAAGCCCTGTTTCACGGTCTTGGCGCTTCGCGTTTCGCCCGACTTGTGCTAAGGAAAAAAGATGGCCGGATACCAGCAACGATACCAGCAACATCGCGACGCTCAGATGGGCCTGACGCAAGAGCCCCCCCTTGCGGAGGGCGAAGAACTCAGGGTTTACGACGGGAAGATTTGTCGCCGAAACGAGCAAGGCGCTTGGTATCCCTACTATCCGGCGAACATGCGGCCGATACCCATTTACTAGCGTCGCAGTCACGCGATCTTCTTTCGAAGGCCCTGACGCCATCCTCCGCAGTCAGAGCACTTCAGACTTTGGATGCGAAAGTGCTTCGACCGGCGCTCGCCCTGGCTCGTCAGGTTCTTCGATCCGCAGCGGTTACACGAATAGCCCGACGCATTGCCGAGGTAAGGATGCGTTGAAATCCACGGTAGGAGCTTCTGATACACGCGCTCCAGCAGCCTCACGTCCTGCTTGCAGTAGCGCTCCATTGTTCGGAGGGCTTTGGGATCGCCGGCCATAACCTTCGTCCAGAGGCCGTGGCCTTCGTGCTGGAGCTTCGAGCCAACCCCTAAGAGGTCGGCGACGTGCTGGAGCTTGTTGCTGTCGAATCCGAACTCGCGCTTGACGGTCTTGAACACGTCGATTGAAGCCACCGGACTCGGAGGGTCCATGCCCTCCTTGACGAACTCGCCCTTGAGGCGCTTGAGATCGAAGCGGTCGGAATTGTAGCCGCAGATCGCGTCCGCTTGTTCCCACAGCTCGTGGATGGCCTGGAGCATCCCCCGGTGCCCGTGCTGCCAATCTGAGAAGAACCGGACCCGCTTTTCGCCCGCGAACATCGCCCCGACACAGATCGTTCCGCCGAACTCGCGGACCTGGTTCAATCCGATGTGGTCAATGCCGTAGAGCTTCCACACCTCCGCGACGATCGGCCGCGTTTCGATGTCGAGGAAAAGCAGTCGAGGATGATTGTCGTTGAGCACATTGCTTTCCTCCGCAACCGGCTATTTCGCCGGCGCTCCCGTATTCATCCTCCACGCGAGCGCGTAGAGCTTCTGGCTGAGTGTGAAGCAGATGGTCCCCCACAACCCCAAGGGGAGGTGATCGGGAACCCCGCGCTCGATTAGGTCCGCAAGCCAGACGATCATTTCTTCGGCCATGCTTTGACGATCTGCGAATACCAGTCGCGCCACGCCTGTTCGTCTGCTAGGAGTTGATCGTGCTCTTGAGCTCGGTCGGTGAGCCAGCCCCATTCGACCCCGGCGAGCAGGTTTTGCCCGTCGCCTGGAGGCAGTGAAGGTCCGGCATCATCGGGCTTGGCAGCGGGCGCGACGTGTCCACCGGGGCTGGCGGGAATGATGGGACAACGGGCCTTACCTGGGCCTGACACGCGCAAAGCATTAGCATCGCCAGCAATGAGACGATCTTCATATTCCACCTGTGCTTTGATGTTTGCGGAGAGGGCGGCGAGCTGGGCGTCGTCCTTGGCAATCTGGGCGATTGCCGCTTGGGTAATCTTGTCGTCGGCCGCTTTCTGTTCGGCTTTCGCGGTGGCGATGGTCTTGTCGACCTCGTGATGGTGCCACAGAAGCCCTAGGAGCAGGGCTACAGCGCATCCGAGCGCCAGCCATACCTTGGGGCTGATTTTGCCGAGAAACGCTCCAGCACCGCTTAGGGCGCTTCTGGCGGTTACTCCTGCGACGAGTCCGGTCATCAATCCATTCCCCCGAAATACTCTTCAATCCATTCGCTCAGCACTGAACCGCCAGCGACAAAGGCAATCAGGATCAAGGCGAGGTAGAAGAACTTCATGCCTTCCTCCCCGCGCACAAAGGCGATGCGCTCAGTGGAAAGCCGAGCGATTCCGTAATCCCCATCTCGCTATTCGCGTTGATGATCCCGACGAGCGAACCGTCCTCTTCGTCGAATATCGGCCCACCGCTCATGCCTTGCGTCACCGAGCCGCGAAAGATGATGAGGCCCCGAAAGCCCGGAGCGTCGCTGGCCGAGAACGATCCGACGAGCCGCTGTTCTACCGGCCTGGGAGCATCAAGGGCATATCCGACCGCAAGGTAATGATGCCCCTCGATGAAACCTTGGCAGTTGATGAGCGCCCTAAGCGGCGGAGCGTTCTTCACATGCAGGAGCACGAAGTCTTTTCCGGCAGCTCCCCCGGCGAATGTCGAAGTGCTGCCGTCTACCGTGCAAGCGGCTTTGCTCGCGCTGATGACGTGGCGAGCGGTGGCAACGTCCCCGCTTCCGACGTAAACGCCGGTTCCCATATAGTCCCCGCATGTCACCTTGGGGATGATGTTCATGTCCACTAGGAACGGGGTCGGCTCGGTTGCGATCGGCGATTGTGCCGCCGCCGTGAGCACGAGGGAGAGCGCGAGGGTTGCGAGACTACGCATTGATGGTGCTTCCAAACTGTGCTAGCCGGGGAGCATGGCTGTAGATCGGATCGGCGAGCGCTATGGCAGGCTTGTGATAACGGCGTTTTCCCACACCGATCATCGGGGGCGCTGGTGGCATGTGCGCTGCGATTGCGGGACCGAAAAACTCGTGAGACAGGGATCTCTTCGGAAGAAGCCAGGTCAGGTTTCCTGTGGCTGTCTGCAACGCGAGAGGGCGCTGGCGGCGAATACTCGCCACGGCCAAAGCTCTCGCACCTACCGCTCGCCTGAATACATGTGCTGGAACGCAATGGTTCAGCGGACCACCAACCCGAATT